TCTGTGAGTTATCCATGCTATTTAGACCCTGCAAGCTGGGTATTGTGCGCCATGGTTGTTAAGGTCAACCAAGAAACCGTTGTGGTTAAGAGGTACTAGTTGGACTGATCCGTCAAACCATTAGCTGTCCTCAAATTGTCGATGCAGCTCGATAAATCCTTGAGTGAAGCGGCTCTACCACAGTTGTGGGCCCGGCTGGAGTCCGTTAGGTCAGGCTGTATTGCACTGAGCACCTCGGACTCAATCATCTCCGATAGCAGTTGAATCAAGGCACGCATAATCGGCGACTCGTCTCCCGCTGAAACAAATGCCTCTTGGATTTTGTCGTCGGAAAGTCTCATTGTTGAACTCCTAATCTACCGGTCACAGCGTTTTGCTGTTGTTGGACGCTGAACTGCAGGTTTTCAAGGTATTTCTGCAGGTTAGCTTGGAAAAGCGGGTCTTGCTGCACCTGCTGCTGGTACTTCGGGTTGCTTTGGAGCACCTGCTGGCTGAATTGCAGCCGCATAGCAGCCGTAGGATCGGTTTCCCGGAGCTTGGGAGGGTTGCCCAGGCTCATCAGCGCGATCTCGTTGTTGGTATCCTCAAACATTTTCTGCGATGCAGGCCCGGCAGGCATCACAAGCTCGGTAGCCAGCATCGGGTCAATAGCCCGGAGTGCGACCGAGATTAATTTAGCCCGGTCGATGACGCCGGCGGTGTCCAGAGGCAGAATCAATGTCGAGATCGCTTTGAGCTTCTCGCTCACCAGGTCGCTGGACATCTCGCGCACGTCGAACTTCAGGGTGACGTCAAAGTCCTGCACGTCCTCGCCTATTTGAATCTGGGATCCAGTGATGCGCTGCACCTCTTGGGGGCCCATGTACTGCAGGGTCAGGCTGAACACCTGCCGGAAGGCCTCGGTCCAACCATGCAGCCAGTTGTTGATGGTCCTCTGCTGCCGCATCTGGGTCACCGCGGGGGGCACCTTCTCTGTTGGGCGTCCAAAGTAGCGGTCAGTCTGTGCCATGACCTCGTTGATCAGCGTAAAAGCCACATTGGGCTCACGGGCAGGAGGCTGCATAAAGCCAATCTCACCGCGGCGTAGCACCGGGATCTGGATGGCCGGCCCGATTTTAAGGTTACCGCCCCTGGTCTTTGGCACCTCAATGGGGGGAAGTGTGGCCAGGCTGGTGTAGTCGAACACCGAGTCGCGCTGGGCCTTGATCTCCTGCTGCCAGGTCGAACAGATCTCAGGCACACCGCGTGATTCGGTCATCTTTCGGTGGATGAGCTCTGAGCGCCAGCAAACGAACGGGTACTGGCCGTGCGCATAGTCTAGCAGCTCAAAGTAGCCCCACTTGTCGCCTACCTGAGGACTAAATACTGTGTAGTACACACCCGGTATACCATCGGCATCCACAGCTTTTTGATACGCATAAACTATCTCAATCAAATGCTGTCGATTGTATAGAGAGTTGTTAGGAAGCCCGACAAGGTAGGTGTAGTCAGCGAAGCTAGAAAACCGTCCCATTGTATTGATGGCTTCCTTGGCCCATTCCTCGTCCCACTCGTCGGTCTCCACCTTCTGCATGATCTCAATCTCGGTCATGTAGTATCGGCGGAATACCACTCGGGCACTTTGGATGTCGGTGGTTTCCAATGGGCATATAATCTCATCCCAGGGAGCCAATGCAGTGATCATTGGCTTGTTCTGGACCATCACAGGCACAGGGAAGTCGCATCTGCCCTCGTCTCGTAGCTCCCGCACAGCCTTCAGTGCCCGGCGCTTCTTCAAGTTTGGAAAGGCAGCCATAATCAGTTCGCCTGACTGATCATCGGCCTCGGGGTTGGCAATGAGGTTAGGGAAGTCGGCCAACACTGATCCCTCTGGGGACTGGGCGGCCAATGCCATAACCTGCTCCATGGTCAGCTCCTGCTCCTTCTGACCCATCTCCTGCTGCCAGGAGATATGCACACCCGCCCAGCCGTAGGTCCACAGGTACTGGGACAGCAGCTCCACCTCCCGGGTAAGGTCCGAGTACATCTTGGAGTTAACCGCCCAGTCCATCAGGTTGTGCGCCGTAGCCGCCTGGTCGACCGTGGTCACATTGCTCGGGACCACCCGGAGCATTGAGCGCCAGAAGGCAGTCGAGCAAAGGTCGACCAAGCCATTTACCACCTCGTCAGCCAGAGGGATGCGCGTGTCGGATGCACCGTCCCAGGGGAACGCCGGCTTGTTAGCATTACCGTCGGCGTTGTTCTTCTTGCCGTCGGGCGTTTGGCCAGGCCAACGGCAGAAGCGCGTGTTCTCGATACGCTCGATACGGTTGCTAACGCCGTTATCCGTAGCAGCACGGCGCAACTCCTCAATCAATGCACCCACATTGGGCTCCTCGCCCACAGTTGCCATTTGATCCGCTGACGTCTTGTATGAATCGCCTTGCATAGTCGTTTCTATTAGTATCCACCGCCGCCGCGGGAATTGAAGCCCCCATTGCCCACGTAAGCAAGGCCCGAGACCAAAAGCATACCAATGCAGTCGATAGGATCCTTGCTAGCCCCCTTTTGCCCATCCCGGCCTGTGTGCTCTGATAGCGCATAGATCAGATTGCTGCAATCCTTGACCACATACAGCGCCGGCTCGTTCAGCGGGGTGAGCTCCTGCGTAGCATCGTAGGACAGCAGGCTGTTGATAGCGCTTGTCCTCTGGTCCACAGGCACGCCTGGAGCCGGAATGAAGGCCATCCCCTCGTCCAGCGGGTTGTCGGACTCAGCCAGTAGGTCGATGAGTGTGGTGCCCCCTTGTTCCGATAGTGCTGGGCTACCGCCGGCCTTGGGATCAATCAATCGCATCACGGGCTCCCCATAGCCCAGCTCCGCCTCAATGGTCCTGAACATGGTCCGATACTCCGATATCGACCGGCCTGCATCCAGTGTTTGAGCCGGGCCTGCCTTGCCGTCATGTTTCTCCGATGGGAACGTCCACTCGCCGTAGTTCTGATAATCAGGGAACTCCCGCACCACGATCCTTCGGCCATTCTCGTAGACCAGCATCCACATACAGAACCAGTTCCGAGCTCCGGCAGGGTCGCATACCATATACAGCGTCCCCCCAGGAGGCACGGCCTCGGGCTCGATGCAGTGGATGTCGACTCGGAACCTAGCAAAGGCCTTCCCAATATTGTCGCTGGCCCACCCATAGGCCCGGGTAAGGATCTGCCCCATAGGTGCCGTGACCAACTTCGCCTTCATCTCGTCGAACGGGTTGTACGGGTTGTCCTCCGAAAAGAAGAACACCGTCCTCCGGTTGGTCTGGGCCTGAACCATCGTCCTGGCTGCCTTGCCCACAGGCCATGTAGGCAGCGCCTGCTTGCCCTTCAGTAGCTCGGCCTCATCGAACCGAGTGATAGCAGAGCCGGCGGTGTATTCCTTGTAGACCGAGGCAACGCCCTCCAGTGGCGTCTGGGTCACCAGTAGCTTGCCCCGGCGTGTAATGAGCCGGTAGCGCAGCGTCTCAACCCATGACTGTGGCACCAGCTCATCGCACCAGATCATGTCCGCTTCCCGGCCCTCAATAGTGTTCTCCGATTGCGTGTAGTTCAAAAAGTCGCACCGGCTGCCATTAGGGAGAATGAAGCTGCCATCGGTGAAACCATTCTTTCGGCTGTAGTTGAGGTAGTGGATCCTGCCCTTCTTAGTGCCTCGTAGTGCTACAGGCAGGTAGTTATATATGGCGGGCTGTTGCACTGTTACGCTAGTGGCATGGCTCGTATGACAGCACAGTACCGCGGCGTTCTCCTTCTCCAGCAGCGTCTGCACCACTCGCCGGGCTGCCCATAGCGTTTTGCCAGCCCGGTTGCCGCCGGATACCAATAGCTCCTGGGTGAGCGCGAACTCGGTGTTGCCAATCTCCCAGTGGTCGGGGATGTAGCCGTACGTATACGGGTCGGCCTTCTCCAGTGTGACGAGCTGGGTCCGCTTAAGGCGCAACTCGACAGCACGGGGGTGGGCGGCGTCTACCCGGGGTATGACAGGGTGCAATGGCTGTTCGTTCCACCAGGCGACGTTGCACGCCTCGGTGCAGAAGCGCTTTTGCTTAGGGCCGGTGTGGTGCTTGAGGATAACGAATGGCTTGGAGCAGAGGAGGCAGAGGGGGGTGGACATTTGTTAATATTTTTCGCTTTGGTTTACCCGTCGCCTTTTGGCGCTGCAGCCGATGGCCTGACCCCCTCCCCCCATCCTGCCTGGGCCTGCTTGTCGCCGGCCTTGGCGGTGGGGTAGGACATTGGCCTTTTGAACGGTCGCTAATGTGCGTTTGACCCAATGTTTACGGGCGATTGCTGCGTGATTTTGTGTCGAAGTGAATATAACTGCTATTGTGCATCTGACTGCCATAAACAGGCCTAAATGCGTGGTTTTTGTGTGGTCACTATTGGTAGGGGTAGGACATTTTGGGCCATTACCTAAACCAAGTCATGGGTCTGCTCGTCGTTCACTGGGGTCACATCACGGTCCTTTAGGTCCTTCATCAGGTCACGGTGGCTTACTGATGCTGTCATATTGAGATGTATGCTAGTAGGCTGGCCCTTAATGACCGAAAGTTTGTCGGTCAGCACAGCCACTGCGATGGGTAAGTTCCTATCATCGATCAAGTTAATAGAGGATTCAGCTAGTCGCTTGGTTCCCTTCCAGATTGCAATCTCTAGGAATCCGGTCACGTCCTTACGCCAGTCGTCCTCGTTCTCTGGGTAATCCGTTGGAACCTTGACTCCTCGTATTAACTTGAAAGCAGTAGCAGTGCTCAACCCTGTATCAGCAGCAATACTCTCTAGTGATTTGTTTTGAAGTATCCCTTCAACTACAATATCAGCCTTCTCTTGTGTTAGCTTGTCGTTAAAGTGTTGGTTTGGATGATGTGTCTTAATGTAACCTATCTCTTCAGCAGCCTTAAACACTTTGTCTTGTGTTTCCTTCGGGTATTTTGTGCTACCTGCTAAGATGCGCTGAGTGTAGACATAGTTTACCCCTGAAGTATGTGCTACATCGTTCAGCGATGGCTTCTTGTCCTTCTTACCCGACATACGGTTTAAACCCATAGGGATATTCGCCCCAGTGGTTGAGATGTTTTTTCGGCTGCATGGCATAATGCTTCACGTCGCACAGGGACAACCTAACCGCGGCAGCATAGTCCTCGGACAGGTACTCATACTCTCCTGGGCGGCTGTCCATGGCGAACGGCATCCACAATGTCGGGAACTGGTCAACCCTCACATCCTTGCACCAGTCGATCCGATAGGGGTTTGGCACCTCTGACCCTCCGAGCCAATCAAGTGCGCTCATAAGGCAACGTCGAGGGATTGCGAGGCATCCCGACGCAAACATTCGGATCGGTACTAGCTCCGTGGCACTTTCGGCATCCGATGTCTGCATCCTTAGAGCTTTCACGTGCTCGGTGTCGATACGTAGGGCCGGCCTTAGCGGTAGTGCTCGGCAGGGGTAAGGGATGCACACGGTCGCCTGGTGCTCGTGAGCCAGCTCTGCCAGGCGGATAATGTCCTTCGGGTCAAACTCGATATCGTGGTCGATCTGGATCCATACGTCCTTGCCACTGTCTAGGAACCATTTGGTAGCACGGCAACGGCTTCGGGAGATCAGTGCATCCTCGCGGATGGTTCGTAGATCTGTCTGGCGGTCGCTTGTACTAAAGTTGGCTGTTAGGCCTACCCAGGACATAAGACAGGCTGCACTGATACCACCGTATGCATACAGGCTGACGTGTATCGAGGGCCTTGTGCCTGATGTAGTCGGTTCATGCACCACGGCTGTAGCCTGTGGAGCGTGGATGAACGGGTCATTCATGTTGATTGCTGCTGTGGGATTGTTCATGGCTTTTTCAAATCGTGTTTGATTCTGTCGGATGCGAGTATTGCTTCGTGACCTTTAGCTAATATGTATGTGATTGATCCTCTTGATACACCAATTGCTTTGGCGGTGTCGTCCAGTGTAAGGCCTAGCTGCCTAAGTTCGTAGGCACGCTGACAGAACTCTGGGGTATACTGATCGGGGTTGACGTGTATCTCTTCCTCGATGTCTGGGTTGATTGAGCCGTCCTCGTGGTATTTTGTGGTTATCGGGTAGGACATCAGGCCTTTGGCTATGGCCCATTGGATCAGCCTGGGCGCTTCGTTGAGCAGCTTGGTGCGGTTGAGGTCGTAGGGTTTCATTGGAAGCTCGGTGATGGGTCTGTGAAGCGGCAGTATTGGCCTTCGTACCACAGAGGGACGATGCCGCATTCACCGTCGCGCTGCTTGGCAATGGCGATGATGGCCTCGCCGTTGGCCTCATGGCGCTCCCGGTTGAGCAGGAGCACCAGATCGGCATCACGCTCGATTTGACCAGAGTCGGCTAGGTCAGTGAGACGCGGTACTCGGCCTTTGTCCTTCTCGTTCTCCCGGTTGAGTTGAGCCAGGGCAACTACGGCTGTCTTAGTATCGGAGGCCACTGCCTTCAGCTTGCCCGATACTTCCGCAATCTCATAGGTCTTCTTCTCGGCTGACTTACTGCCGTGAATCTTCTGAAGGTAATCTATGAGCACTAGTTTGACTCCCCACTTACGTACTGCCCGGCGTATTACCGCGGTGATTGTGGCAATGCTGGATATGCCTGAGCCCGACACATAGTAAATAGGACTGCTGGCTACCTTAGCGTTTGCTACTCCCATAGCCTTCATCCCTCCTTCATCCATCTCACCGGTCTTGATGGCCTGCATCGGTATGGATCCTACGGTCGAGACCATACGGCGCACGATAGACTCATCGGACATCTCCAGGCTAATAAAAAGGGTTGGTACCCGTTGGTCAATTGCTGCTGCCTTGGCAATGGCTATGGCAATGGCCGTCTTACCTATCGATGGCCTAGCTCCGATGATGGCTAGCTCACCGAGCTGGAAACCATCGGTCAACTTGTCGAGACGATAGAAGCCCGATGTGATGCCTGAGAGCTGGCCCTTGCGGTTGAACCTTTCCTGGGTGCTGTCGATAAACCGACTTACAACAGATTTGGATGATTGTACTTCCTCCTTGGAGGCCTCAACGGTGAGGCCTGCTTCGGCATTAGAGACGATTTGATCTACCGAGAGGGTGGAGACAGCGGAATCGCGTATCAGTTTGTCTCCGGTGAATCGTAGATGGCGACGGTGATGAGCCTCCAGGACAGCTTTGGCGAACTCGGGATAGTTGGCCGGGCTGGCGCAGATCTCGTCGCAGCGGTTCAATTCCTCAAAAGGGGGGCTCAATTGAGGAATAGAGCGCTTCCACTCTTTGACCACGGTCTGAAGGCTGATTGCCTCGTGCCTGCCTATCAGGGCCTTGGTGATCTCGTAGACCTGTCGGAGCTTGTCCTGCTGGATTGCATCCGGGGGAATACGGGCGAATACCTCGTAGCAAACATCGGGACCGCCGGAGAGGCAGGCACCGATCAGGCCGTACTCGTCGTCCTGGGCGTAGTAGGGGTCGCTCATTGCCAGTTGGAGATATCTAGGCTGGAAGCGCCTAGCTTGTTGTTGCTTGAGATCAGATCGCTTTGAGTCTTGTCGATCTCACCGTTCCAGTGGTTCAACAAAGTCTCAAGTTCACGCCGGAGATATGGGTCGTTGGATTTGTAGCGTTGCTCCAGGCGAACGAGGTCTTCCTCAGGTGTGTTCAAGTCGAACACCTCTTTGAGCTTTTTCATCTCACCGGTAGACCATTTGGTTGAAGGCCTACGGCGAAGCATAGCACCAACACGTAGACGAAAGGCTTCAAGGTCAGGAGGAAGCTCTTTCGTGGAAACTCCTTCCTTTCCCTTCCTTGTTCCCTTCCCTTCCTTGTGGCACGCGTCGTCGTCGCGTGGCTCACGCGTGGCTGACGCGTCGATTTCCTCGTTAATTGCCCCATTTTCCGAGTAATCCGGCAGGATTGATGCCCTTTCCTTGTTGTTGACCACTTGATGCTTTAGGAAGCTCGGAATGCATCCAAAATACTCGTCATCGACACGATACTTGAAAACGAAACCACGCGTGGTCAACGCGTCGAGCACGCGTGAAAAGTCGACTCCATCGTAGGGTAGAACCTGCACACCGATGCGCCTGGGCTCCCACTTGAAACGGCCTTCGCGGTCAGCAATACACCAGAGGCCGGCGAAGGCCACTCGGATCGGTAGCTTGGTTTCCAGCTCTGCCTCAAACAGTCCCTCATGGTGGAAGAACTCCGGCTTAATTGTGCGGATTCTCATTGGTTAAAGGCTTGTTGTTCTTGGATTGCAATCACCTGTTTTGAAAGGTCAGCCAGCCATGCTGCTGTCATGATTCCGTGTTCCGCGGCGTCTTTCAAAAGATGCATTGTCTCAAACGGAGCCCAGCCAGCCTCCTGGCCAGCTTTTTCTACCAGGAACAAAACACCTTTGTCGTGATCTATCTCCTGCTGGCTCATTTGAATCTGGCGCTTGATCTCGCAACAAGCTGACAGCTCCCAAGAGGTGAAGAAGGTTGGAAACGACTGCGAATCCTCGTGACCTTCAAAGTGGCATTTTCGGCACATCGTTGCCATTGATCCCCCTGGGTATTCCCAAGGCATTCTTCCCGAAACGTAGTAAAAGTGGTGAACCGTCAGTGTGTTGGTTTCGGACGAGCACTTTACGCACTGAAATCCGTCTCTAGACATGATTTCCAGGCGCTTCTTCTGCCACCGCGGATGTTGGAGCTTTTCGGAGTAGGTCATAATTCAAACAGAAAACCCACCCAATCCGCGGTGAGAACTCGCGCAGAACCAACGCGACGTAACACGGAAAGAGTGGGAAAAATTGAGTTGAACATGGGTTCTAGTTGTAGTGTCGACGTTGGCTTCTCACGGCTCACGCTGACTGGTCTTCATTAGCTGACAGGATGGTCGATGTCTAGCTCCCTCATCAGACTTCTGAATGCTCGTTCTGCTGTTGCTGGGACAACACCGTTGCCAAGGAGTCGGAGTTCATCCGTTCGATTTCCCTTTGAGGCTGCTTCGATAAAGCACCCGTTCTCCCAGACCGTTTGGTCAAGAGTGGATCGCCATACTTCTTCCATCTCTGGTAGTGCTTCAGACAAAGCCCATGACCTTTCGCTTGATTCCCGCACACCTTGCATGATGCGCGTTGTTTCCACGGGGTCTTGCCCTCTTTCCAGTGCAATCTCGTATGACAACTGGCACATAGCGTAAGCAAGTTCTCGCTTGAGTTGTTCCATTGGTTCCTGTCCTTGTGATGTATTCCGAGAAGACTCGTACACTTGCATTCCATGCAGACCCCAGCCTTGAGTTTGGTAGCCCGTTTGTAAGCACCAGACAAAGAAACAGATTCTTTGAGTGAAGCCGTCCAACTGCACTCCAGATTGCAGTACTTTCTCCTCAAGAAAACGCTGAAGTCTTCCAGTCTCCCATTGAAAACCTTCCGTTCTAGCTTGGTGCCACACTTCAAACAGAACTTCTCTGGCCCTTGTTTTCTTAAATATTGTCTCATTCCAAAACACATTACCCACATGAGGATTGAGTGTCAAGGCTTGACCCAGAACACTGGAACATTCATCAACGTGCAAACCCACCGCGGGTTGAGTTTGCCGCATCCCATTGCCCTGGCCTCCGCATCCGGTAGCATCAACGCTAACTTTTCCCGGTTGCCTGATCCGCCCGCTAGACCCGTCGGACCTCCTGTCACTCCCGCTGATGCCGGTGTCGGCCATGACTGCTTCGCCCATGCCTTCATCTGGCTGTGCAACGTGTCCGGGATCCCGTTGTGCGCTCCCGAGTCCATCTCGGCCCTCGGTGTCGCCCAGTTCTTCACCTGCTGATCCAGCTTGTCGGTCATACTCCCGTCCTTCTGCCTGTTCGCTCCGGTCGACACGGTGGCTGTCTGCCACAACCCTGGGCGGCTCCCAAGCGTATTGCTGCTCGCCGGGACGGCTGGGCCATGCACTGCAATGCTCAGATTGGGATTCTTGCGATTGCCCTGCGTCGCTCCTCCCTGAAACGAGTCCGCCGCATTCGGTGTCGGCCATCCCTTGATCACCACCGTCGTCAAACTCTCCTGACTGCCCTTCATGCCTCGGGAACGGTCCTGAAAGCCCTGGCGTACCTCTGAAGCCACTGGCGACGGCCATGATGAACACCCGCTTGCGCTGGTGCGGCGCTCCGCATTCAGACGCGCTGAATATGCCCCACGTTGTTCGATAACCCATTTCTGCCAAGTCTTCGATGACGTCGGACA